TCTGACCGAAGCCGCCATGACTCAGATTTTGGCGACTTACAGCCCGCACGAACGCGAGATGCGCAAGAACGGGCGGCCCAGTATCGGTTCGGGGCTCGTGTTCCCGATACCGGAAGAAAAACTGATGGTCGATCCATATCCGATCCCATCGGATTGGCCGCGTATTTTGGGAATTGATTTCGGTTACGACCATCCGACTGCGTTGTCGTGCATCGCAGTAAACCCGGAAACAATCGGCACTGATGAAGAAGACATTGTGGTCTATGACACGTATCGACAAAGTAAAGCGCCGCCGCACGTTCACAGCATCGCGATCAAAACGCGAGGCAATTACCCCATCGCATGGCCGCACGACGGCAACCGAAGGGACTCAATGGGTAACCCTGGGCTCGCGGATCAATACCGCTCCCACGGATTGAACATGCTGTTGGAGCATTTCACTAATCCACCGGCACTTGGCGAGAAGAAGGGCGGCAACAGTATTGAAACCGGAATCATGCACATGCTGACCATGATGGAAACCGGTCGCTTCAAAGTGTTTTCGACTTTGACTGATTGGTGGGAGGAATTCCGGATGTATCACAGAAAAGACAATCGCGTTGTTCCACTGCATGACGACCTCATGGCCTCTTGTCGTTACGGCGTTATGAGCACCCGCTTCGCGGTCGCCGAAGACGACCCAACCTGGACGAACGATGTGAAGTACCAAAATTATGGGATCGTATGAGCCTTCTAAATCCGGCACCACTGAAGCCGCCTCTATACCGCCCCGATGGTCTACTCGACACACTTGCTGATTACATCCAAACCAAATCCGGTGCGGCTCAGTTACGACAGCAGAATTTAGAAGAAGAGAAACGAAGGCAAGAGGAGTACCAACGCAGGGTTGAAGCCGATGTCGTAGGCGTTGAACCCTATAGCCTATTTTTTGGAAGGGCCACCGAAGATCCATCTGTCGGATTCCAATTAACTCCCGCTGATCTCTGGCCGGGGTCTGCGGCTGTTAAGGCAGGATTATTAGGTGCTGCGGCAATACCTGCGGGTATTTGGGCGCGACACGCATGGAAATCCGCTCCTACGCCCGGCACGCTCGGCGCATTCGGCTACCACGGCACACCGCACCAGTGGGCACCAGAGCCAAGTTACCCATTAGGCAGACCAGATCTGTCAAAGGTCGGTACGGGCGAAGGCGCACAGGTTTACGGTCACGGCATCTATTTTTCTGAAGAGCCGGAAGTCGCCGGGATGTACGCGCAATTATTAAAGCCGACTGACGAACTCGTTGATTTGCGTCTAGGTGGTGTCCAAATTTATCGACGTGGAACTCCCGTCGATTACGGCCCGAGATCAAACGATCCGGCCGAACACGCACTAGCCATTTTGCAAGAAGATGCGCTGATACGTGAATGGGATCTGAAACAAGCCCATCAGATGGGTGGTGAAAAAGGATTGATAAACACCTTTAAGGACATGTTGTACGACAGGATCGATTACGCAAAAGAGGAAGCGCCAGAGTATTTACCGTTCTTTAACGAAGTCAGAAAAAAATTAGCGAGACACATCGGCACCAAAATAAATATCAAGAAAGGTGAAAGCAGTTTTTACAAAACTGACATTCCAGATTCCGACATCGCCAAGATGCTGGATTGGGATGCCCCGTTAAAGGTGCAAGGACAACATGTCGATCGGCTCGCCCATAAATATGGTGTAGCAAACACAGCCGATGGCGGTACTTTAGTTGAAGTGATGGGCCGCAAATTGGGACAAAAACGGGCTTCTAAAGTTCTTAATTCGAGCGGTATTCCAGGCATCAAATACCTCGACCAGCAAAGTCGTCAATTTCTGAAGGTGACACCGAAGACACATGAGATTGGAAAGTTGGCTGGGCAACCTTCATGGGGATTTTTTGACAAAAAGAGTGGCTACATGGATACCGATCTACCGTTGTTCACCAAAGAGTCGGAAGCAAGGGCATGGCTTGAAGGCAAACGTACCCGCAATTTTGTTATTTCCGACGAAGACTTGTTGGATCGAATAAAGATTTTGGAAAGACATTAGATGGCAAAAACAGAAAAAATGACCGACGAAGAACTGATCTCCCTAATTGATCAGCACGTCACCGATGCTCTTGGTTATGACGACGGTATCAGCGAACAACGCGAAAAGGCGATGGAGTATTACTACGGCCTACCGTTTGGCAACGAAGTCGAAGGGCGTTCGCAATTTGTCGACTCCACCGTTCAAGACACTGTCGAATGGCTGATGCCATCACTCATGCGCGTGTTCGCTTCAGGTGACGAAGTCTGCACATTTAACCCAGTAGGCCCCGAAGATTCAGAAGTAGCACAACAAGCAAGTAGTTACGTGAACCACGTTCTCATGAAAGAGAACGACGGCTGGTCCGTAATTTACGATTTCTGCAAGTCTGCACTGCTTCAGAAAGTCGGATTCATCAAAGTCTGGTGGGACGAAAGCGAGAAGATCGATCGAGAGGAGTATTCCGGTTTAAGCGACATTGAGCTCGATGCGTTGATCTCTGATGACAGCATAGAAGTCATTGAGCACACGGCCAACGACGAAGAGATGGAAGACCAGATTGCGACCCTGCATGACGTCGTCATCCATCGCGATAACTCAGAAGGGCAGGTCCACATCGAAGCCGTACCGCCCGACGAGATCCTGGTCGCCCGGATGACCAAGACCATCCAAGATTCCCACTTCGTCTGTCACCGGGTTCGCAAAACAGTCACGGAATTACGCGAGCAAGGCTTCGATATTGATCTCGATGAAATACGTGCGGGTGCCACTGACAAAGACACCTTCTCCGGAGAACGCCAAGCCCGATACCGTTTCGATTCAAGTGATGATTTCTCGTTCGGAAGTAGTGACAGCCTCTACACCGATGACGAGTCGATGCAGGAGTTCTGGGTTTACGAGAGTTACATCCGAACCGACTTCGACGGCACCGGTCTGGCGCAGATTAGAAAAGTTATCAGCATCGGAAAAACGATCCTCGAAAACGAAGCAGTTGACACGATTCCTTTCGTATCGATTACGCCAATCCGAATGGTTGGCAAATTCTTCGGCTTGTCCATAGCCGACATCACGATGGAACTTCAAAAAATTAAGTCCGTTTTGATGCGCAATTTAATGGACAACGCTTACAACCAGAACTTCGGTCGCTACGCAGTTCTAGAGGGCCAAGTTCAGTTGGACGATTTGCTCACACAAAGACCGGGCGGGGTAGTTCGCGTAAAAAGCCCCAACGCCGTCATGCCACTGGCCACACCGACCCTTGAGCCATATTCATTCCAGATGCTGGAGTATCTGGACGGCATCCGCGAAAGCCGAGCCGGTGTTTCCAAGATGTCGCAGGGCCTTAATGAAAACGCTTTAACGAGCCACACCACTGCGACTGCCGTAAATCAAGTAATGAACGCGGCACAGTCCCGCGTCGAATTGATTGCACGTAATTTCGCCGAAACCGGCATCAAAGACCTTTGCCGCACGATCTACATGCTTCTACTAAAGCACCAGGACCGGGAGAAAGTCGTAAAACTCCGTGGGCAATGGATTCCGGTCAATCCATCTATGTGGAAAGACAAAACGGATTGCACCGTTTCTACCGGTATCGGCTTTGGTTCAAAAGACCAACAGATGGCCATGCTTTCCCAGATGATTCAGTTCGCAAGTCAGGCAATGGCAGGCGGCTTACGTATCGTCAACGAGCAAAACATGTACGAGATGGCAAAAGAGCTCGTCAAGTCGATGGGCTTCGCTAATTACCAAGATTTCCTAACGGACCCCTCTCAGATCCCACCACAGCAACCGCAACCAACTCCAGAAGACCAGTTGAAGCAAGCGGAAGTACAGATCAAGGGTGAGGAGCTGAAAATCAAACAAGGCGAACTACAACTGAAGGCACAGAAACTCCAGCAAGATGCCGCTGAAGCGCAAGTTGATGCGCAGTTAAAAATGGCCGAACTCAAACTCGAAGACGAACAGAAACGCGCAGTCGCGATAGGAGCAACGTAATGCCAATTATGAAAATGGCAGATGGGACCTACAAAGCAACTTATGGTGGGCAGACCAGGATATTTAAGAGATTGGACCAAGCCAAAAAATGGGCTTCTAAGTTTACGGGAAATCGAAAAAAGACTTCTCGAAAAATGTCGTATTAGAAGTGGACCCAGAACTACGATTGCAACGGGCGCAAGCACTCGTCAATGACGAACTTCTAACCGAAGCATTCGACACCTTACGAACCGAACTCATGGATCGCTGGGAAAACAGCGCATCCACTGAAGTAGAAGCCAGAGAATCAATCTGGCTTGGGCTACAACTTCTCGCAAGAGTTCGCCGTCACATCCACTCGATTATCGAAACCGGAGAGATGGCGAAATTACGCGAGCACGGCCCACCCTTTATTTAACCAACGACAATTCCGTCGTAAGCCGCCTTCGGGCGGTTTTTTTATGGAGTAACACATGGCCGACACGCAAGCAGCACCGGCACCTGACGTAGATCAATTAGACGGCGGCATTGAAGCCGCCACCGAGGCATTACTCGGATTACTGGAACCCAAAGAGGAGAAACCAGAAACCGAGGAAGCCGCCCCCGAAGAAACCGAAGAGGTATCCGAGGAATCCGAAGAGGAACCTTTAGAGGCGTCTGATGAAGACGAATCTGAAGAGGAATCGGAGGAACCCGACGAGTCAGAAGAAACCGAAGAGGAACTGTTGTACGAGGTCCGCGTAGACGGCGAACCCCAAACAGTCACCCTCGACGAGTTAATGAATGGCTACAGTCGGCAATCTTCGTTTACGAAGAAATCTCAAGCACTGTCTGAACAACGAAAGGAATTCGAGAATGCCCAGCAGCAAATGGCCAACGAATACCATCAGATTCAAGCAGAGCGCCAGCAGTACGTAGACAGTTTGCAGCAAGTTATCGAAGGCTCCACGGCCAACTTAGAGCAGTACCAGTCAGTTGATTGGGAACGGCTCAAAGTTGAAGACCCGTTGCAGTGGTCCATCAGCCGACAAGAGTTCGCAGACGCCCAGAACAAAATCCAGGCGACGAAAACACAGCAGGCAGAAGCAATTCAGCGTGCACAGTCCGAATTCCAACAGCAGCATCAAGTCACGCTCCAACAGGAGCACGGCAAGATGGTCGAGGCAATGCCCGAATGGGCTGACGCCGAGAAGCAGGTGGAAATCGCAACAGGCATCCGGAACTACGCAGTGTCCCAAGGTTTTCAAAAAGAAGAACTCGATTCGCTATCCGACCATCGATCCCTGCTCGTATTACACAAGGCCATGCAGTTCGATCGACTTCAGAAAGCCGATGTCAAAGGCAAGAAGTTGAAAGGCAAGCCTCGTGTAATCCGATCCGGAAGAGGTGCCGAGAAGAAACAAACTCAAAAGGGTTTACGTGCGCAAAAAATGAAACGTCTTCATGAAACAGGTCACGTCGATGACGCGGCTTCGATGATTGAGGACTTAATGGAACTCTAAAAAGAGGTAAATCATATGGCTATTGCCACAAATACGTCTTTGACGTACTCGTCGGTTGCCATACGCGAAGATTTATCGAACGTGATTTACTCAATCGCACCGTTAATTTAGCGGCATTGTCGGGAAACCGACATTTGACAATCGTGTGAATTCAAGGGAACCCCTCGACCGAGGGCAATCTTGAGCGAAGCCTCGAAAGAGGAACGTGCAACGACTATCCAAATGGAGTAGGGCCAAGCGGCTCGAAGCGCACGAAGCCCAATTGGGTTATGAAATAGTCTGATCTTGCGGGTAACCGTAAGCGGTCAATAGACGGAGTTGGTTTAGCGAACCGACTTGAACATAAATGTAGATACCCCATTTTTCAGCGGTTGCTCAAAGCAATCCGTTGATAACACCTTCTTCGAGTGGCAAACGGATACGATTACTGCTGGTGCAGTAAATCGTAATATTGAAGGTGACGACAGCATTGCTGCTGACGCCAGGGTACTTCCAACGCGATTGGGGAATTACTGCCAAATTTCGCAGTATGTCAATCAAACCAGTGGAACCGATCAAGTGGTCGGATATGCTGGACATGGAAAACACCAAGCCTACCAGTTAGCAAAGAACGGGAAGAGGATGAAGCGCGACATCGAAGTCATGCTTGTCCAAAACATCGTTCGCGCCGCTGGTAACTCAACCACAGCCAGAGCATCTGCTGGCGTACCGGCATGGTTAGCAACTAACTATGTTTCGATGAATCCTACTTCCGGTTCTCCGGCGGCTGGTGCAACCGGTACTACAGCGATGACCGAGGCCACTGCAACTGCGTCTATTACGGAAGCTGGTATTAAGAACGTAATAAAAGACACATTCGAGGCCGGTGGTGCCGCAGATTTAATCCTGTGCCCGCCAACCATCAAGCAGGCAATTTCTGATCTAGCGCAATCTGTTTCATCTCTGCGTACCAACACCAAGGGCGATTCTCCTGCTCACGTTGTTGCTGCAGTAGATGTTTACGTTTCCGATTTTGGAACGTATCGGATCGTTGCGGATCGGAACCTCCATAGTTCTGAGCACGTTTTCTTTTTGGATATGGACTTCTGGTCAGTTGCTTGGCTCCGTCCTTTCCAGACTGTTGAACTGGCAAGAACTGGTGACGCTGAGAAGCAGATGCTTTTGGCGGAATTTGGGCTTATCTCTAAAAACGAAAAGTCCTCCGGCATATTGGCTGACTGCAAAGCGTAATACGTAGTTTTAACCACTAAGAAGGGGGCGTAGCAATACGCTCCCTTTTTTTATGCGAGAACTCGAAACCAACTGTCCGAACATCAAAGACGAAAACGGTGGGAAGATTATTTTTCCATTTGGCCCGTGCATCTATCAGAACTTTATCTCTGACGAGCTGCGGGATTCGTTACTTGAAGAAGGGCGGCGAATTCGGAACGAGGATCACGACTACAACGCCAAATTAGCAGGCAACCTGTATTTCGGCGGCTCGTACAGTTATGGCGAGGAATACATCGCAGAAGTTTATCCGGAATTACTGAAAATTCTTTTTCAGTGGTTCGACTTCATGTTGCACCACTACGAACCGGGTCGCTTGAACTTCGCGCCCGGTCGAACAGATTTACAGGTCGGGCTGCAAGACCTCTGGATCAATTTCCAAAGGCGCTACGACCACAACCCGCCGCACCAGCATCACGGCATTGTTTCTTTTGTCGTGTACCTCGATGTGCCACCGGGCATTTTCGATGAGCAGGCCACTTCCAACGTTCAAGACGCTGGAAAGATCATCTTCAAATACGGCGAGTCCATTAGTCCATTAAGTGTCAGCGAATGGAACGTCACGCCGGAACGGAATCTGATCCTCATGTTCCCGGCCACGCTGAACCACATGGTCCATCCCTTTTGGGTGGACGAGGAACGCATCAGCGTTTCCGGCAATTTCAATTTAACTGATCGAATCGTGATCAGCCAAAACGGTGCATGAATGAAGAATTTTGATCCAGAACTTGAAGCCGTCACGACCAAGAT